TTATTTTTGGAGGTATTTTGGGACAATTCACACGTAAATTAAAATTTGAAAATATTAAGTTGTTCCTCAGTTTCCTTGAATCTATTCTCATGTGCAAGAAGGGTCTCCCCCGGGCGGGCAAAGCATTAATAGAGGCCGCAGAACAGAAAATGGTTGACGCTTTAAGTGTCAAGCAAGCTGATCCTGAGCCAGTTATAGTGCCTTGTTGCCAGGGAGATTCTCTTCGTATAATAACAGTTGAAACTATTAAAGCACAATTAAGGAGAACTACAAGAGAAATGTTTATTGGGACTCACGTTACACGTGAGCTCCTGGAGAAAGCATATTTTCCTTCAACATCTAGCAATTATAATAGAACAAAACGCGAAGCCGGCCAGGTAGGCGAGCTTATAGATCTTGCACTTAAGATCGGGCTCGAATTTCCGAAAATTCAGTTAACTGAATTCAAAGGAAAATTCTCACACTCAATTAGTGAAAAATGGGGTGATGACTACTGGTTGGACGAGCAGATGAATAAAGTGGCACTCGAAAGTGTCGTTGAAGAAGGTGTGTGTTATGTCGCAGATACGACGGACGTCGAAGAGGCCTACAAGATTTTATATTGGCATACGTTCGTTGAAGCACAAGAAGAGGACCCTCTGGTCACTCCTGTTGGCTTGGCTGAAGCACTGAAAATAAGGGTCATATCAAAAGGACCACCCAAACACTACTTTTGTCTCAAACCGATACAAAAACTCATGTGGAAGACTTTGAAAAGTCATCCAACATTCGAGTTGATCGGTAAGGAAGTAGATTCGGATATAATAAATTCAGTTGCTAAAGGTGAGCTATATGACGATGAAGAATTTGTAGACGGTGATTATGTTGCAAGTACCGATAACCTTTATAGTTGGGTTTCGGAGACGATTTTGGATGAGCTTCGGCTTATATGGACCCTCGATGGAGGGTTCTTTCCTGATGAATTGTATGTAATGATGAAAGATTCACTCACTAAACACATATTCGTAAAAGTTGTAAAGACAGATACAGGTGAAAAACTAGAGGTTCGTTTGAAACAGAAGATGGGGCAACTCATGGGTTCAATTATCTCTTTCCCTTTTCTATGTTTAGCTAATGCAGCTTTATGTAGATTTTCGATGGAGATTGACCAGGGCTGTGAGCTGTACCTCTTTGAGTGTAGATTACGGATTAACGGAGACGATTGTATATTAGTTGGTAACAAAGATCCTAATTGGGGTCTTTTTGCCATTTGGGAACAAGTCACCCATATGGGTGGCCTGAACACATCAGCTGGTAAAACATATCATGGTAAGTTTGCTGTGATTAACAGTCGTCGTTTCGATTATGATCCTCTGAGTAAATCTTGGGTTGAACAAAAGTTTGTAAACTTAGGAATTTTATTTGGAATGTGTAGATCTGCTGCGGGTGATCAAACAAAGAAGTGGATTGGTGATATTGGTACTCTTCACAGAGACCTTTATAAACAATGTCCTTCTGAGTTATGGGAGGAAGTAAATAAAGCTTTTTACTACTATAATAAAAATACTTTGAGAAGCTTTAGAGGTTCATATTGTGCTCCAGAATTTCTTGGAGGCCTCGGTATGGTTGGTAAACTATCTGATCAAGACTTAAAAGTCTGTACAACGATCAGATCTCAGTTAGCCCATACCAAACCCTGTCCTTGGCCGGCGGCCAAGGATTGGCAGATGCACCAGATCGTCCAGAAGACGATCGGGGCAATACCAGAGGTCAACTTTCGAAATTTTGAGACGACTATTGAACCTAGACTTGAGAATTTAACTTCGTATGAGAGGCAGCAGTTTCCCTTTGTTCAAAGGGAGATCTGTCTTAAGTTAGAGGATGAATATTCTTGGGTTTATAATTTACTTACGATCCAAACTCTATTTAAAAATGAACTATCTGAATTAAAAACATCAGTTAAGCCCGAAAAAAATGACAAAACAAAAGAAAGGAAATATAAAGATATGAATGAAAAGGAGAAGAATGCAAAGAAGTATCCAATATATACGCAATTAGATCCGGGCGTCGATTTGATGAAAGATCTGTACATCGATTTGGATTTTTTAA